AATTAGAATTCGCTCTCAGATAATCTTTAATCTGAGCCTTAATATCCTCAAAATCGAGGTTTTGAAACTGTGTAAGAGGCATTTATCTAAGTGATTCTAATACAAACGTCAATCTTTGAGCAGGAACGTCAATTCCAATGATATGATATACTATTAATATGTCATACATGTGAGAATCATAGTAAGGTGTGACCTCAACATCAATTAATTCCACTCTAGGTTCAAAATTATCAATAGTATTACGAATTTCATCAGCAATAAGTGCTGCTGATCCAACATCCATCAATTCAAAAAGCGTATTTCCAATCCTAGAACCTAAAGAAGGGTTAAAAGGACGCTCTTGAAGGTGTGTTAACACTAAATTCTTCACTGCACGGGAAATCGCGCTCTCATTTTTGAGAGGAATCACGTCTTTTGTTATAGGATGAGGTCTAAATGACAATGAAATGTCTTTAAAACCACGTGATACGCGCTCTACCGGCATCTATAGTAATATTTTCTTTTATTTAGACACCTTAATGTGGATTCCAGAGTTCTCCGTCTTCTGTCTGAGCATCAAAAAGGTCATTTTCTGCTATATTTTTCTTAATTTTCCTCTTTTTAGGTGTTAAATCATCTGCAACGATCTCTCGAAGCATTTTTTCATGCTGAATTGCACCTAAATTATCCAAAAAATCGTTTTGAGCTTCCATTTTAGTTAGAATTCCAACGTGGTCCCAGCTTTGCTGTTGTACTATTTACATTTCTGTACTCACAGTCAACTAATTTATTATTTCTTTCGGGTACAAAAATGCGATCATAGCATTCAAATCCCATTTCTTCCAAATATTCGTCTAATTCTTCACCTGTATTAGCATTTTCATAGTCATCTGACTCATCATATTCTGCATAAATGAAATCTATGTTCTTAATATGGTCTCCTAGACTCCTCATAACGTTTAAATCGTTACCCTGAGTGTCAGATTTGAGTACATCTATACGACTGTAATTTAAATTACTTAAAATATCGCTTAAACTAACTGTTTCGACGGTATATATCCTGTCAACGAGGTTTTCAAACCGTCCAATTGGTCTACGAAGAGAAGAAGTGCCACTATCTCCTTTAAGTCCGTAGAACTTTTTGTCGGTAGATTCATCGACGTTATCAATAGCAGCTTCAATAAGGTAGCATCGGTCCCCCGCATGGTGAGTCTCCACGATCTCGCAACAAGATTTAAAGTTACCAGGATGTGGTTCGATTCCAATAACATAGGTTGATTCATCATTTAACCATTTAACAGCATTAGGCATATTAAAAGATAACCCAATATCAAACCGGAGTTTTAATCCGGTTGATAGTTTCTCATTTATAAAATCGTAATCAATCATTACTAGGTTCTTCAGTGTTAAATGCTACTCCTTCACAATCTGGTTTACTACAATAATACCGAGCGCTCCCGCGATTTGGAGTAAGGTATTCACATTCACTAGTCCAATCATCCATTGCCTCCCTAACAATGGACTTTATTTCTTTCCGTAACCAATCGGGTAAACGAACGCTCATTTCCCTTGTCCTCTATATCTCTTAGGTGCCTTGTTCCGAGAGGAAGCGGCATATTTCGAGTGTTTGCCGGTCCCTTGTCGAGTTTTCTTCGGGATTGTCTCTACATAAGAACCACCCATTAAACTCCTCTTTACTTTAGCCAATTACATACCTCCATGAATTACAATGTGTCCTATCACAACCAAGAAAAGTCCTTGGAGTGTCCATAAACTAAATGACGCGGGTCTTCTCATGTCCAACACGAATACGAGGGTCACACCAGATCTCTAAACCACCTTCAATGGCATCTAAACAGAAACTAACATCTTCTCCACACATGTCTTGAACTTTACCAGATTCAAAGACTTGCATCTTAGGAGCAAACCAAGGGTATGGAATAGCGTCACTTTCAAATACGCCCTTCTTAATCATTACCCAACCAAATCCAGTATAGTCTACAGTAAATGGTTTCTTACGCTTTGATATACTCTCTACAGTTTCATGATTCATGACTCCACCATTCTTGCGGAAATCATCTTCCTCTAACCAATGTGCTACAGAAGTAGTGCTCCCATCTTCCGTGGCATACCATCCAGCAGTAATTTGCTTCTCTTCACCTTCGGCAGGAACAGAGAGATCACATAACTGCCAGAACTTGTTAGAATCAAAGACTATATCCGAGTCAATCCATAATTGCCAATCATACTCTAACTTACCATCCCAAGGTTTTTGATCAGGTCCACGTAATACATTTGCACCTAATACTTTACATCTAGCAAAGTTAACCATACTAGAATAGTCTTGACTGATCTGAATGGACATACCATTCTGTACCATGTCAAAACATAACTGTACAAAATTCTTCAGGAAAATATAAGAACATCCTCTACCTGGTAGGCAGAAGACTATCTTCTTTCCTTTCATTCTTTCTTTAATCGCAGGTATGTCCCAATCTTCTTTTTTCTTTTTGGGAGGAGCTGCCTTTACTGTAAATCCTTTTGCCATGAATGAATGCTCTCATCAATAACATTATACAAGGTATATATGGTATTTGTCAACAACTATGCTCTTCTCCTGCTGGCATATCCATTGCTAATACTCTCTCAAAACTTAAGTTTGCTACTTTCCCTAAAGGTGTACCTGGTCCACACATACTATTCAGCATTTGCCACTTTACTTGAAAGTCCTCTTCATTTAAACAATGAAAAAGGACTTCGTTCTTTGCGTAGATATGGTATTCGAAATCTGATTTAGATCCTGTCATAGTCATCCTCAATACGTACTATGTCTTCTTCGGTACATTCCTCTCCTACTTGTACCTCTATAATAGTTAGGCCTTCTTCACCTGCCATAATTCTGTGGTTAACTTTTGTCGGTATATAAAAATAATTGCCAGGATAAACTTTCAGTGTATCTTCACCTATTGTCATCTTACCACTTCCTCCTACAACTACCCAATGCTCACATCTCTTATAATGATACTGTAGTGACATCTTTTGGTTAGGATTAACAACTAACCTCTTTAACTTATAAGATGGGTTGTTATGACCTTTATAAGAATCCTGAAAGTGGTTTTCGTAAAATCCCCATGGGCGAAAAAATCTTTGCATAAAATTTAATATAGGGAAAATTTTTGGAGCGAAAAATTATATGTCAAAAGCAGACTTTTGTAGGTTAGCGTTAGGTACTTTTTTATAACCGCATCGCCCGACGCGACGATATCAACGAAACGCCCATAACTGTCATTTCGTAATTATAACATAAGACTGCTAATCTGTCAAATCATTGTTGTTACTTTGTTACATACGATTGCTCCCATAAAGTGTCAACATCAACTGACAAATCCTCGACGGTTACTGTTAGTTTCTCCTCCTCACAGTTTATATCAAATAGACTGTGATAATCTATCTGCCTTGGATGAAAAGAATCCTCTAAGACTTCAAAATCTAAAGTAACACGAATTCGCTGCAAATTAGGTGCAGAGTTGTTGTGCATAACCCTTCGAGAGATTGTCAATACTAATTATAACCGAAAACAGTGCAAATTGCAAGGGGTATAATGTTACAAACCGTGATGCTGATAGTTGACAAGAATCGCTCTCTATGTTATGCTCGCTAAGATGACAACAACTCGACACGTTTTTCAACACATTTATAACACTTATCAACACACTTGTGGAAAACGTTATAACAAACGCTCCCCTATTTATTTTACCATTTATAATACCTTTTTAAACACTTTTCCACAGAAATTAACACAAACTGTGGAAAACTTAAGTATTAAACAGTGGGTTTAATCGTATGCTCTCTCACTGTTATATTGTAGTTGTAATCGTCAAACAATTCCATTAACATAACAGTGTTATCTTTACCCCACGATTCTATACAATAAGTCGGGTAATATCCATTGGATTCTTCTTCCTTACTGTGATAACAAAAAGTATAAATTAACCCATCCCAATCCTTCAGAGTATTTGTAACATCGAAGGCATCATGATTAGGGGTTGAATTTGTGTTACTTTGTGTCATTAGATTCAAAGCGATTGTAGTAACTTTTTGACTTGCAATCTGGGCGACTGTGGATATACTTT